GGTTTGCGTAGTCACGCATGGGGAAAAGATGCACTGCACGACGGGCCAACTGCTGCTTTGTTTTCATGTTCTGCATACTGCCTCCTTGCGAATAGTGCCCCCCGAAGGGGGCATTAAGTTGATTAGAGACTGCAAAGATATTGGTCAAACGCATCATTTAACAAATTGCACTCTTCTTTTGCTGTGAGCTTTAGAAAAGACACAGGCGAGTAGTTGAGAGTGGTAAATTCATAATCAGCAACATATTCATTCATATATCCGACATCTTTTTCTTCTGGGCAAACTTCCATCCACACCAGAACCGGAAAACCTCCACGAACTGTTACAGTGCGACATGCGTTGTAGTAAGCACGCAAGCGGCGCTCGTTCTTTTCTTTGGTGAAAACGCGCTTTGTTTCATTGCGAGACACTTCGGCGGCTTGTGTGAGAATTTGTGCGATTTGTTCAAGTGTTTGCATGATGCAGCTCCTTGTTGTGTTGCGTTGTTGATGAGTGAATCTTACGCACACTGGACGCAGGATGCAAGCCTTTTTAACAACAAAATGTAAAAAAAGTGTTGAGGCGATAAAAAACCCGCCTTGTGAGCGGGTTAGTTGTTGGTGGCCGGTGCTGATCTCCGGCTTGAGTGCATTGCGGCATGTTCGGCTGTGGATAATCAGCGGCGCCGCCTTATATCTTAGAGCTAGAGAAGCATCACTCAGCTTGCCACGCTGCGAATCAGCCTTCGCATTCACCAACACGGCTGAGGACTGTTTGACGGTTGCGAGCCGTTGCGCTCATTCGGGATTAAGGGCCGTACACGTTGGGTGGCCACCCAGAGCGCGACTACATTCCCCATGACCGACATCTATGCGCCAATCCTCATGCGTCTTGGCAATCCAAAAACATCCTAGTGAGTTTCAATGCCCCTGCCTGTAAAAGCAATGCCGTGTGTTCTGGCTCTAATTTTTTACCAAACCCAAACACTTCGATTGCGCCTCCATCAAGCACAACAGCAACGCCTTGAACTTCCCCATACAAACCAGATTCAATGTCATCCGCCATACGCCTCAGGGAGGCCGCAGCATCTCGAAAATTACTTTCGTATATCTGAACGATCTTTTTCATATTTTGTTGATGCCGTCTTTCCGGCTGTCAGGAGGCTTTCACTCCCGCCAATCAAACCTTTCGGTGATTGATCTGCCTCGGATTTGAAATCCAAGGACTTTTATTGGTGAAATAGGGCTTTCTTAACGCGCCATGACAGCGCCCCGCCCCGTAACGCCAACACGGCTGCGCCCTTGGGACGCGCACTAGGTGCTCCCACACCTAGCCGCTCAGGTCGCATGCGTCTTGATGCAGGCAATAATCTGCCTTTGAGCATCTTCATTGCCTTTTCCTACTATAACAAAATCGCCAATACTTTCAAGATATGCGCGCCAGTCTTTTTGCTCTGGCGAGACTGCGCCGCCCTTGGTGCGCTTCATCTCCACCCAGGTGCGCCAAGCCGGGATGTAAAGATCCGGCACGCCTTTGGACACGCCCTCGGCCTTGAGCCGTCCGGCCACACTTGGCGACCTGGCGCCGCCGTTCGGAATGGCAAAGATTCGCACGCCGGGGTAGGTCTGGCGGAACCATCGGACAAATTCGCGTTGCTCTTCGTGTTCGGTGGGGATGCGGTCAATCATATTCGCCCCTAAGCACTTTTTCGATTTCCTCAAGCTTTAGCTTGAGATCGACGTTTTCCCACATCATTTTTCTATAATTGTCCCATTGCTTTTCTGACCGCTCTCGCTCAGCGGCAAGCAAGCGTTCAAGCCGCTCCATTTGTAACCGCTCTTTTTTGGTCATTGCCATGATCTAGTTAGTACCCGGTAAAATTTGCCGTCTTGTTTGTAAGTGATGGTGGTAGGGGCTACGCCCCTATTCATTGCATCGGCTATGCCATCAAGCGATGGTTCCTCGGTGTTCGGCGCATGGCTTTGCCGCTTTGCCTCTATTAGCCTTTCTAGCGCCTTCTGCCCTGCGTAGCCTTCGTGGTTGATAGGTAGATATTCAGTGATCGGCTTATCGCTCAACGCCCCGTAATACGTCACGGCGAGCATTTCCTTTCCCGATGCCTTGCTCACGTGCTTTCGCCAGTTCCACTCGGTAACCTCAAGCTCCTGCGCCTCGATGCCCATAATGTCGTCATCGCGTAAGGTAAAAGTTTTTTCCTTAGCTTCTGGGAACTCAGCGCCACATGCCGGACACTGACGAGCGGAGATCGGACAAAGCTCGTTGCATGTATCGCACACCTTGACTGGTGCCTCGCCTTCGCCCGATCCCGCTTTCTTTGGCGGCTGCACTGCGGTGATTGGGCCGTGAGTTTCCACCACGCCAGCAAAATCCAGCACTAGGCAGTCGGCCTTGCCGGGATGCGGCCTCATGCCTCGCACGGCCATTTGCAGGTAAAGCCCTGGCGACATAGTGGACCTCAAAAACGCAATGCAGTCCAGAGCAGGAAAATCGTATCCTGTCGTTAAGATTCCGACCGAGCAAATGGCACGCATTCGACCAGATTCAAAGTCGGCTAACTTGCGTTCTCGCTCCGCCTTGCTATGCGTTGCGTCCAAAGCTTCTGCGGCAATACCAGAAGCACGTAGGCACTCGGCCACCGCTTCAGAGTGTGCAACACCAGAGCAGAAAATTAACCAGTGTTTGCGGCTGTTTGCCTTCTCGATGATCTCTTGCACAACGGCGCTGTTATGGTCATCGGTGTTGAACTTCGCTTGCATCTCGGATGCGATGTATTCCCCTTGGCGCTTGTGCAGTCCATCAGTGTCCAGCTTGTGCTTGGTAATTTTTGAGCGCAGTGGCACCAAATGGGTTTTGAAAACCAACTCCTCAATGCTTACCGGTTCCAGAATCTCGGAAAATATCGCGGTCGGCCCTTCGGTTATTAGACCGTGCCCAAGACGATACGGGCTTGCGCTCAGGCCCACGATTCGCATTGCTGGGTTTATTTCCAGAAGGTCGGCAATCAGTTTGCGGTAGATGCCACTTTCGGCAGTTGAGACAGCATGCACCTCATCAATGATGCACAGGTCAATGTGTCCAAGCCCCTTGGCGCGTTTTGCCACAGACCCAATGCCAGCGTATGTAATTGGTTCTCCAAGATCTCGTTTGCCCACGCTAGCGCTGTAAATGCCAAGGGGCGCACCAGGCCATAACTTGCGCAGCTTATCGGCGTTTTGCAAGATCAATTCTTTAGAGTGAACCAGCATTAAAATGCGCGTGTCAGGCCATTTTTGCAGCGCATCCTTTGCCAGCGATGCGATCACCACCGACTTACCAGACCCCCCCGGCATATTCAGCACTGGATGGCCGGTCGCGTTATTTTTAAACCACGCATAAAGCATGTCGAGCGCGCGTGTTTGATATTCACGCAGCTGCATCAGTAACTCTCCCCACGTTTGATGCGACCTATAGTCGTTGCGCTTACGCCAAAAATAGTCGCAAGTTTTTGATGTGATATATCCATTTTTCTGATCTGGGATGCTTGTTGATTAGTAAGTTTCGACAGTCCTTTTTTATTTTCACCGCGACCAGTAAATGAGCGTTTTTTTTCAACCATGTCACGCATGTTGTCGTGATGAGTGCCAACAAAAAGATGATCTGGGTTTACACACAGAGGCATGTCGCATTTATGGCAAACGTACATGCCTTTCGGTATAGCACCATGCACTAGCTCAAATGAGAATCTATGCGCCCCAATTGACTTTTGGTCATCAGTCCAGTGCCTTGGATATGGAATGCCTTTCCCATTAGGCCTTGTCCCTGCTGTCCATATCCAGCAGCCAGAATCGCTAATCTCGTATTTTTTGTGGAATCTCTCGACAGCGTTTCCGTCTTCGACTTTTCTGCTTCCAAAGTCCTTAACATCACCGCGTTTGAGCAACCTTCGATAATGTTTGTCACAGTATCCTTTTGATACAGCATCACGCTCACATTCATTAAACGAACATTTCATTTAAACCTCCTTGAGTCAGTCAGTCCATTTTATAGGACTAACAGACACAATTAAATTTGCATATTGGATGATCTTATTCACCCAATCACCCTCCCCCCAATTTCCCGCATTTCCTGCACAAACTTGTCCGGATTCGCGCACATTGAAGGATTCGCCAGAATCTCCTTGCTGGTAAATGTGGTTTCGTTTGGCTCGCCGTTTGCCACGTCTTTACCGTCAATTACATAAACGGCAGTCATAGCATCCGGGCCTTCCTTGATCTGCCACGGCACCAGGTCAGGGTGCAGGACATG